CGAAATAATACCCTTTATAAAATGCCTGAAGTAAAATTTGATACAAATAGAATTCTTTTTATTACTCCACACTGTTCAACTGGAGGATTGCCTGAATATCTTTATTCATCTGTTCAGGATTTACGAAATTCTGGATGCGATGTTGCTGTTGTTGAATATATGGATATTGCTCCTGTTTATGATGTTCAAAAAAAGAAAATGAAAAAGATTTGTAAATTTTATACTTTGACTGGCGATAGGCATTTACAATTAAAACAAATAATTGAAGATTTTAATCCGGCAGTAATTCATATTGAGGAATTTCCAGAATTTTTCATGCCCGATGAAACCATTAATATGATTTATGATTCTAAACGGAAATATAAAATAATTGAAACCACACATGGTATGTGTGTTGTACCTCCAGAACAAAAAAGATATAGACCCGACAGATTTATATTTGTTAGTCCATATCATATGGAAAAATTTAAAGATTTCGGTGTTCCTATGAGCATGGGTATGTATCAAGCTAAACCACATATTCGTCCGGAAAGATCGGCCGCTTTATCTAAATTAGGATTAGATCCTACACGTTGGCATGTTTTGAATGTTGGATTATTTACTCCAGGTAAAAATCAAAGTGAAGTATTTGAAGTCGCACGTTTACTTCCAGATATTCAATTTCATTTTGTTGGTAATCAAGCTGGTAATTTTAAACAATATTGGGAACCATTAATAAAAAATAAACCCGATAATTGTATTATTTGGGGTGAACGTAATGATGTAGATGCTTTCTATGCTGCATGTGATTTATTTTATTTTTCATCCGTTTTTGAATTATTTCCTATTGTTTTAATAGAGGCATTATCTTGGAAAATTCCAATCCTAATGCGTGATTTGGAAACATATTGTGGTTATTATCAAGAAGATGAACCTAATATTGAATTCATCAAACCTGACGATACTACTAATACTATCGCTCTTAAAATTCGTTGTAAATTTCCAACACTCGGTAATGATTTGTTATATACATATAAAACAATTAAAGCACCCGAACCTTCACCAGAATTAATACAAATTGATTCAAATAATAAAAAAACCACTGTTGCTGTTGTAATTCCAAATTATAATTATGCTAAAACTCTTGAAAGAACCATTACAAGCGCACAAAATCAAACTATTAAACCAGATAAAATTATTGTAGTTGATGGTGGATCAAATGATAATTCCAAAGAAATTGCCGAAAAATTGGGAGTCACTTGGATTGATAATAGTTCCGCTGGTGATGCAGGTACAAATAAAAATGTTGGTATTACGTCATCTAATTGTGATTTTATTGTTCCTTTAGATGCTGATGATTGGATTGGGCCTACTTATATTGAACGATGTTTAGAAAAAATGAATAACCGTGAGGTTGCGGTAGTTACTACACAATTACGATGGAATGATGGAAGAATTCAATATCCTGATGCTCCGTTTACAGTAGAACGATTATATTGGCGAAATAGGTTATTTAGTTGTTCTATGTTACGACGTTCCGTAATTGAACAAATTGGTGGATATGTAGTTGCACCACCACAAGGAATAGTTAATGAAGATTGGGATTTGTGGTTACGAGTAGTTGAAAATGGATATAAAATTGCAGTTGTTGATGAACCCTTATTTCATTTTACAAGTCGCGGCCCTGGTGAACGCGATACTAGATATTCATTAGCGCATGAAGCTAAATTTCATGCAGAATTAAAACGTCGGCACCAAGAAAGAATGAAAGAAGCAAATTCTAAAATTAATGTGGTTATATTTTCAAAAGATCGTCCATTACAATTAGATGCGTTATTAAATAGTATTGATAAACATGCAAAATGGATAAAAGATCTTATGATTATTTGTAAATATTCCGATGAAGAATATTTTAAAGGATATTATTTAACTGCTATTAATCATCCTAAAGCCAAATTTATAAATCAGGATGGAACTTTAAAGGACGCATTATTAAAATCCATTGATATAAATAAACAGGCTACTATTATGTTGGTAGATGATGATATTTTCTATCGTGATTTACCAATAATAAACTATATAAAACCTGGTGCGGTATATTCTACTAGATTGGGTAAAAATTGTACTTATTGTTATACACAAGATAAAGCACAAGAATATGGTACATTGGATTTTAATTATACGTGGTCTCTTGATGGTAACATTTATAATACTGGTGAAATATTGAAACATTTGAAGTCACTTGAATATGAAACACCAAATCAATTGGAAAATCAATTGTCAAAATTAGAACCACTTTCAATGTCACATAGGGATCAAAGTTGTTTGGTTGGTATTCCAAATAATGTTGTTCAATCGGATTATAAAAATCGTAATGCTGGTGGTGATTCTAAAGCATTAAATAATATTTTTCTTTCTGGTGGACGTGTTGATATTGACTCAATGGATTTTTCTTCTGTACGTAGTGTACATCAAAATATCGATTATAAAATAAAACCAAACGATGAGCCTTATAAAATTCAATTGAAACAAATTCTTTATGAAATACCGGATCCTGTAATTGTAGAATTAGGCGCCTGTGATGGTTCTGATACATATTGGCTTTCCGATATATGTAAGGGAAATTCTAAATATATTGCTGTTGAGCCGCTTGAAAAACATTATGAAAAAATTTGTTCATTACCAAACATAATTCCAATAAATTCTGCAATTACATTTTATACTGGAACTACTACATTTTATGTCTCGGATAAAGGGGATCGTTCCAGTTCTATTCATATTCCTAAAGAACATTTAAAATATCATCCAGAAATTGAATTTAATAAGGAAATTACAGTCCCGTGTATTACTTTGGATGATCTGGCTAAATCTAATAATTTGGATAAAATTGATTTACTTTTTGTAGATATTCAAGGTGCAGAAAGAGAAATGGTCCTTGGTGGAACCGAAATATTAAAGAAAACGAATTGGATTTTTATTGAGTCATATACAAACGAAATGTATGAAGGACAGATTGTAAGAGAAGATTTATTAAAAATGTTACCAGATTTTGAGTTAGTAGGTGAATTTACAGATTCTAATATATTATTACATCGAAAAGAGTATTAAATGAAAGTTAATACGCAAATAACAGATCTACTTAAAGATAAATTAGTATTTGATGTTGGTTGTAATGTTGGTCGGAAAGCACAACAATATATAACTGCCGGAGCACAAGTTATAGGATTTGAACCACAATCAGATTTAGTAGAATTGGTTCGAAACCGATTTAAAATAGTAGTTGAAAATGTGGCTTTATCTTATTCTGTTGGTGATGCTCCGATTTGGCGAGCAACTGAAAATGGAATTACTTCAATGTCTCAAGAATTTATTACTGCTACTATCGCAACTACAAGATTTCCTGAACATTCTTGGAGTAGAGAACCACAATATATTCATACAAATACATTAGATAATATGATTATCAAATATGGTAAACCTTATTACATTAAAATTGATGTAGAAGGTTATGAATTTTCAGTATTACAAGGATTAAAACAACTGATTGATATTATTTCTATAGAATTTACAGCCGAATTAATAAAAAATACATTTACTTGTTTAAATTATTTGGGTTCTGGAAAAGAATATACTCTTGTATATGGTGAAGGTCCGGAATTTGCGTACCCCTGGATGGACTATGATGCTATTGTTGGTATATTAAATTCATTGGATATTAATAAATTAGATTGGGGAGATGTTTATATTAAATCCAAATAGTTATAAATATTAATATGCTGAATAATCCCATTTGGAACTTCAAAACAATAGAGAAAATTACCACTGCATTTGGATATATTTTTAATGATGTTTCCTTTGAAAGGATAAATCCAAATACTGGAGAAGTTCAAACAATTAAAGTACCTATTGACCAAGCAGCCAAGGAGAAGTGGAGTGTAAGAGAACTTGAAGATCCACATGCGGGTGATGAAGAACGTCAAAGACATGTACAAATTATTTTACCACGAATGGCATACGAATTAACACAAATGCATTATGATCCAAAAAGAAAATTATCTTCCATCAATTATCGTGTAGCTCCTTCAGGAAATGGACCATATGCACTTGTACAATTAAATCCTGTACCTCAATTAATGGATTTTTCTTTGTATTTACAGACGCGTACTATAAGTGATCGAAATGCAATTGTAGAACAAGTGATAGCTTTCTTTAGGCCTGATTATGTTGTTCCTATAATTGATATTCCTGAAATGAATATAAAGCGAGATATTGTAGTTACTCTAATGAATTCCACACTTGATGATTCTTATCAAGGAAATTTCCAAGATAAGCGTACTATGGGTTGGCAATTTGATTTTCAAGTACAAGGACATATTTATCAACCTATTAAAATGCGTCCTGTTATTACCGATTCTAAAATTTATATGGATCAAGAGGCACTTGGAGATAATAATGCTAACGTAGATGTTCAAGCGTCTCCAAATACCGGAGAAATTAATGCTACATATGATATTATGGTTAGTGAGAATAATGGATAAATAGTTTATATGCCAACAAAACTCGGACGGCCGCCAAAAAAACCAATATCTACAAGAATTTCAAGTGCAATAAATATCGCACAATCTGAAATTGATGATATATTACCTTTTGAAGAACAGGAACCTCTGGTAGAAGTAATTACCGGAACAGAACAACAACCTACACCCAAAATAACTAAAGATGCAACTGATGATTATGATTTTGCTCGTGGAAATCTTCATAATTTATTAATGAAGGGTAATGATGTACTTAATGGTATTGTTGATCTGGCACAAGAAAGTGATCATCCAAGAACTTATGAAGTAGCTGGTATTCTATTAAAAGTTTTAATAGAAGGAACTGGTGAATTAATGGGATTACAAAAAGATATTCGTGCAGTTCAAAAGGATATAGTTCCACCATCACAATTACCATCTGAATTACCCGATGGACAAAATCCTCAAGTTTATGAAGGTACTACCATGCAAATGTTGGAAATTGTAGAAGAATTGAAGAGAAGAAAATTAGAAAAGAATAAAGCTAAAGAACAGGGAAATTAATATGAATCCAAATACAGCATCATTTCCGAGTAGTATAGTTACCGATAATATTTTAACTGTTCTTAATGATAATGCATTTTCTCCTTTATCAACCAATTTAAATAGTACTTCAGGTATTGCTTATTTTAATACTCCCGGTGTTTTTGAAAATTTACCATGTTTAATTGCTATAGATAACGAAATTATATTAGCAACTGGTACAAGTGGAACTAATGGTTTAACATGTAGTCGTGGCCAAATAGGTACTTCTGCCGGAACTCATGGTTCAGGAGTTCCTGGTTATGGTTATATTTTTGGTTATGTTGCTAATCAATTATCGGCCGAAATAAAAGCTATCGAAACTTCTTTAGGGGTTTCAATGGTAAAAGTTATTTCAAGTGCTGGAACAGCCGGTGGCGATTTATCTGGTACATATCCTAAACCATCAGTGGCTACTGTTGGTGGTGCAACTGCTGCTAATATTGCAACAGCCGCAAGTGAAGCACATGAACAAAATACGGATACAGGAACAGATAATTCAACATTTCAAATAGGTTCCGGTGGACCTAAAATTAAAGATGTTGGAACTGCATTAGAAATTAGAAATGCTGCTGATTCTACATATACAGATTTACATTTACAAAATATTTTAGTATATGGAAATTTAACTGCTGGTACTGCCGGAGCATTAGCGGCTGGTGGAGATTTAACAGGTAATTATCCTAGTCCAACATTAGGTACTTCGGGAGTAACAGCCGCTGGACCTATTGGTGGTAGCACTACAGTTCCTGTCATTACTGTTGATGCAAAAGGCAGAATAACAGCACTTACTAGTGCGGTAATTTCAGGTGCTACTCCAAGTGGTAGTGCGGGTGGAGATTTAACTGGTAATTTTCCAAATCCCACATTAATCGCTACAGGTTCTGCTGGAACATTTGGAGATACCACACATGTTCCTGTTTTTATTACCGATTCTAAAGGACGTGTAACGGCTGTTACAAATACATTAATATCATTTGGTACTGCTGGTGGAGATTTAACAGGTAATTATCCTAGTCCTTCTATTGCATATATTGGGGGTTCTGGTACCGCTGGTGTATCAGCTTCTCAAGCTATTGCAGCAACTAAATTAGCAAACGCGGCAACAAATATAAATACTCCGCTCACATTAATTGAACGTGATATAAATGGTGATTTTTTGGCAAGAAATATTACTGCTAGAATTATTGGTGGAGGAACAAGTGGTTCTTTAAGTTTAGGAACTGGTGCTGGTTCTGCCGGATCTAAAACCTTATCAGGAACAGATATGGCAGGAAATATTTTAGTTACTACTGGATCTAGTCCAGCAACCGCTGCACCAATTGTTACTATGACTTTTGGAATTCCATTAACAAACACACCATCAGCGGTTATATTAGAACCAAGTAATGCTGCTGCGGCCGCTTTAACAACAGCAACTCCATTTATTTCTAATGCAAGTACTTCCGGATTTACAATTGAATCAAATGCGGTTGCATTAGGTGGAACAACAACTTATAGTTGGTATTATTTAGTTATTGGATAAATGATTTAGAATGTCAACTTATTTAGGAAATCCGGCATTAAAAGACACAAATGTAAAAATCCAATGGACAGACCAACGGATTTCAGAGTTGGAAAAGTGTCAAGAAGATCCTGTATATTTTATTACCAAATATATTCAAGTCGTTACAATTGATGAAGGTGTAACTGATTTTAAATTATGGAAATTTCAAGCCAACTTAATTAAAACTGTACACGAAGAACGATTTACCATAGCAGTTTTCCCTCGTCAATCAGGAAAAGCACTTTCATTAGATACACCAATTCCAACCAAAGATGGTTGGACAACAATGGGCGATTTGAAAATAGGTGATGAAATTTTAGGATCCAATGGAAAAATAACTAAAGTAAAAACGATAACAGAAATTATGGAAAATCATAAATGTTACCGCGTATCTTTTGATAATGGAGATTCTGTAATTGCAGATGAAGATCATTTATGGAAAATAGGATCTTCATTTTGGGAAGATACTGAAAAAATTAAAACAACTAAAAAATTAATTGAAGATTTTAAAAAACAGCAAGCATGTTCAACCAATATTTATATTAATTTACCAGATGCGGTTGAATTTCCAGAAAAAGAATTACCAATAGATCCTTATATTTTAGGTATTTGGTTAGGTGATGGACATTCATCAGATTCTAGATTTACACAATTATATTCTGATATGGAAGAAATTTCAAAACATATTATATCAGAAGGGTATTTTTTAAAAGAAGCACAAGGAAGTAATAAACGAGAAAAATGTTCTACGTGGAATATTATAGGTTTATATTCCAAGTTACGTATCAATAATTTAATTCATAATAAACATATTCCTAAAAAATATTTAAGATCTTCTATCAATCAAAGATTAGCATTAATTCAAGGATTAATGGATACAGATGGTACTTGTGATAAAAGAGGTATTTGTTTATTTTCACAAAAGAAAAAAGAAATTATCGATTCATTCAGAGAAATACTTTCTTCTTTAGGAATTAAAAGTCGTGTTAGAAGCAGAATTATAAAAGGACAAATTTATTATTCTGTAATTTTTAAAACACATAAATTTAATTGTTTTAGACTCACAAGAAAATTAAAAAGACAAAATATTCAAATTGGAAAAGAAAGAAAAAATACTAATGTTCTTTATATTAAAAATATTGAAGAAGTAAATAGTGTTCCAGTAAAATGTATTCAAGTTGAAAATGAAGATCATATGTTTTTGTGTGGTACTACAATGATTCCCACACACAATTCAACAACCTTAGTTGCATATTTCTTACATTACATTTTATTTAACAAACATAAAAAAATTGGAATTCTTGCTAATAAAAGAGAAACCGCAATTGAATTGTTAGCCAAAGTGCAACTGGCTTTTGAATTATTACCAATGTGGCTCCAACAAGGTGTTAAGGTTTGGAATAAAACAAGAATTGAATTGGAAAATGGTTGTGTTATTTCCGCACACTCAACATCAAGTGCTTCTATTCGTGGTCAAACATTTAATATTATTTTTCTTGATGAATTTGCACACATTGATAATAAATTAGCAGATAAATTTTGGACATCCACATATCCGGTAATTTCACAAGGAAAAACATCTAAACTTATTATTGTTTCTACTCCAAATGGTATAAATTTATTTTATGAATTATGGACTAAAGCTAATTTATCACATGATAATCCAGATTGGAATCAATTTCATGCTCTTGAAGTATTAAATACGGAAGTTCCTGGTAGAGAAAATCCGGAATGGGCAGAAAAAACAATTTCTATAATTGGTGAAAGCCGTTATGCACAAGAATATTTATGTGAATTTCTCGGTTCTGGACATACTTTAATTGCTGGCAAATTCTTAAAACAAATGATTATTTTACCTCCAAAACACTCACAAAATCATTTTGATGTATGGAAAGATCCTTCGGCTACCCAAGATGAACCACATATGTATGTGATTGCAATTGATACTGCAAAAGGAAAACAATTAGATTATTCGGCTCTTACTGTCATTGATGTAACAGATGCTCCATATGAAGTAGTAGCAAAATATCGAAGTAATACGGTTCCTCCTGTATTATTTGCCGATGAAATTGTGCCTATTGCCCAAAGATATAATAATGCATTTATTATTATAGAAATGGACGGTCCCGGATATCAAGTAGCTGATGATTTACATCATATACATGAATATCCAAATATTTTATATGTTGCAACAAAAGGAAGATCAGGACAAATATTAGCAACTGGATTTGGTAATACTGGTAAAAATGTTCAACGTGGTGTAAAAATGAGTACACCCGTTAGAAGAACTGGTTGTGCGAATTTAAAAACTTTGATTGAAACTCGTAAATTGATATTTTACGATCAAGATATTAAAGATGAATTAGCATCTTTTGTTTTAAAGGGCGACAAATACCAGGCAGATGAAAATAAACATGACGATTTGGTAATGACACTTGTTACTTTTTCATGGTTAACAACACAAAAACATTTTAGGGATTTAGTAGATGCAAAACTCCGTGAAAGTTTGCAAGATGATTATGCTCCAAATTTTGATCAAGATTTAACTCCATATGGATGGGTTAATAATGGTTTAGAAGAAGAGGAAGTGGTATTAACTCAACAATGTATTTGGAAAGGTGCCCAAAGTGCTGTTTGGGAAGAATTTGCCGAAAGAGAGCGCCGAAAAGCTACTATCGATATTGATGCAATGAAACGGTTACATGAAAATGGATGGGCTTGAAAATTAGAAAAGGATAAATATTTGTTGAAGTTATAATTCTTAAACGAATAAAGAAATTATAGTAAACAAAGGAGATTAATATGATTACTCAACAAAGCCCTGGTGTTCTTATTACTGAAATTGCTGCTAACACCACTGTTGTTGGAACTTCTACAACAGGTGCAATACTTGCTGGACCTTTTACATGGGGCCCTGCAAATGTCAGAACACCTGTAGATAGCGTAGATACTTATAAATCCATATTTTGGGAACCAGATAATGATACTGCTAACACATGGTTTACAGGATCAACTTTTCTTGCATATGGAAATAATTTAAATGTTATTAGAGTACTGCCAAAATTGGCAAGAAATGCCGCAGTAGTATTTGATGGAATTTCAGATGTAGAAATTGGTGCAA